TTAATAACCATCCGATCCCACAGCGTGGGGCATGGATGGGGCAAACTCACTCAATTTCTGGTTGAGGATGAGTACCTGGTCCTGGTTATTTTCAGCCATCCAGGATCCGTACACCCGGTAAACCATTTGCGCGTCGGTGTGGCCCATTTGCTTCGCGATGAAGTTCGGGTTAGCACCGGCAGCCAACGACCAGCATGCATACGTGTGTCGGGACTGGTATGCTCTGCGATAGCGAATCCCGGCGCGTCGCATTGCCGCTTCCCACGACTGGTTAATCGACCCCACTGCGTAATGATGCCCGGCACGGCCATTACGTGATGCGATCTGCGGGTTGAAAACGAACGTGCACGGATGCACATCAGTACGGCCATACTCGCGCAGTTTCACCTCAACCTGATACTGCTTACCCAGGCGTGTTAATTCTGCCTGGCTCTTCAGCACGTCGATAGCTGGCTGAATAAGGTTGATGATGCGGTCCGTCCCGGCCTCCGTCTTCGGGAGGGTGAACTCCTTCGTTAACGTGTGGTTCCGGCGGATCATCATTGTGCCCGCTTTCAGGTCAATATCTTCCCAGGCCAGCGAAACGAGTTCGCCGTGGCGCACACCGGTGTAGACGGCCAGCGACCACATGTTTTTCAGCTGCTGGTGGGCGCAGGCATTAATCATCCTGACGAACTCCTCACGCGTCAGCGGGTCGGGCTCGCATCGAGAACGCTTAAGCATGGCGATCCCGGTAAACGGATTCACCCGGACATACCCGCTGTCGGCGGCAAACTTAAACATCCCGCCCATGATCTTCATGTAGTTGTTGACCGTTCTTACAGAGCGGCCTTTAACCGGCGTTTTCTGACCTGCCTTCAGGGTGTGATAACCGGTCAGCAATTCCTTTCTGATAAACAGCAGATCTTCCTGCGTTACCGCAGATACCAGCCTGTCCCCACCAATCCTGGGCACCATGTTGCGCGCTATAGACGCATAGCGTGACATCGCGTTGGTGCTGATCTCCATACGCTTCAGTTCAAGCCACTTGTTCGCCAGCTCCAGCACGGTGATTTCCTTGCTCTCCACTCCAAACCTTTTCAGGTTAGGCGAGTCTGGGAATTGCGCTGCATAGTTGAAGTTGCCGGTCTTAATCGAAAAGCACACCGACGCGCGCAGCTCGCCAGCGACCTTTCTGTTTTTTGGTGTATCCGGCACGCCGAGGCTTTCACGCACCCGGCTGCCTTTATAGATGAACCATATGCGGAGCGTCCCGCCGTGGTTCTCCACGCCTGTTGGGTATGCTGACTTAGCCATTATTCCCTCCTGACGTCCAAGAGCCCGCTAAGCATAAACGGATCCTCATTGGCGCGCACCTGGCTGTTTCTTTTTGAGGCTCTCAACCCATTGGTCGATCGCTTTATGGTTATACAAGCACTCGCTGTTTTCCTTAGGGACGCTATCCGGCGACATGTGCACGTACTCTCTGCCGCAGAGCCAGCTTTTTTTTCTGGCCCGCGCTATCGTTCCCGGGCGGAGCCCTGTCATTTTCACAAGCAGGTCTTCTGTCACCCACTCGCTGGGCACGATTTGAATAATTTCGCTCATGATCGCTCCTATGACATCGTTTTATAAAACTGCGGACCGTCTGGCGTGGCCGCGCGTAATTCGTTTTCCGGATGCACTGAATAATTTCGGTCGTCCCACCGCACCCAGAACTGTGGATGGTCACCGTCAGGATCCTGCAGGCTATCCACCACGCCATGAATGCCGCCTGTCTTCTTCTGGACTAATGCGCCCACATTAAAAGCAGCCATTGCACACCTTCCGGTTCGTGAAGAAATGAGATGAGAGCGCCCAGCGCCATAAGTGCAGCGATGAGCCAGGTCATGGGGTTTGATTGCATAGTGAACTCCCAAAAAGAATGCCCTCACAGTGGAGGGCAAAAGGGATGACGTGGCAGTGCTTTCGCACCCAATAGCCAGCTCATAACTGGCTATCAGTTTCGTCAGTCGTCATCATCGTAGTTGTACTGGTCATTCATGCCGTGCTGCTGCGGCGTGTCGCCTGGGTAGCGAACCTGAAAAGCAAACTTTCGCCATTTGAAATGCTCTTCTTCGGTCTGTTCACTCCAGCGCGGAGCAATGTCATCTGCTGACCATGCACCATCTTTCAGCAGGACTGTTCCACAGTTGCTGCCCATGTCTTCATCCGCATAACGGATATGAAACTCGAGGTGCGGGAATCTGCTGGCGAGTTCATGGTAAACAGGCTCTGGGCAACTCCATGCCGTCTCAAAACGAATCACCAGAGGGGCACCGCTTGCTGCATGACGTGCCAGCTTCTTTTTGAAAACGCGTTTATCGTATGCCCGCACGTGCGTTGGTCGATGCTGGTAGCCTCGCTTAACTCGTTCATGCGGCCTGTCGACCGGCATTTCTACACTGTAGGCATTCCACTTTGTTCCCCATTTGGCGCATGACCAGTCATACCAGGAATAAAACCCGTAACGGCGCTTATTTTCGATGCGCATCATTGCGTGTTGCTTAACCTTTTTTATGAATTGGTCCGTACTTCCGTGCTTTCGCATCATTTCTATTACTGCGGATGGGCTTTCAATTTCCTCGAATGCGAAGCGGCCCACGTGCTCGCCAGCGATAGCGCTGGCAAGTTTTTCCACCCAGGAACTTTCGTCAATCATCAGGCTCTTCGGCATGCGAGAAATATTGTTGAAATCAATATTCCCGCGCTTATTGGTTATTGATCGGATAAACGCGAGGCGCTGTTTATTAGTTCCGCCGATGACGCGGATTTCGTTTGTTACGTGGTTAGGCATTCTGTCTCCTCATGCCGCACGCTGGGCGCGCAGCGATTTAATGTGCTCGCTCGTCTCCAGTTCTACGATCCCGCCGCGCACTGCGTCGATGATGCGTTCAAGGTATTGATAATTGTGATTTGGCACTGCCGGCCATTTGGCATACCACGGATCATCACCAAGTAGTTCCAGCAACTTCTCACCGACTCGGCAATCGCAACAGTTAGCCTTCACATCCTCAGCACCCTCTGCCTCCTCCCACATTTCCCTGGCATCATCAGCATCGATTTCCTGCTGGCGCCGGAGCTTGATGATCTCACCTTTGACGAATTCAAGGTTGGCGTCGTTGTCATCATCCACCGTGCTTTGCAGTTGCGGGTCGAAATAGCCTATAAGGTACTCATTGCTGACGCGCTTAATGAAGTCCTGCACGGTATCACCGCCCATAGCAAACCAGGCACCGGTCCAGGCCTTACCGAAGCAGGTGATGGTGATGCGCCCCTTACCGGGCTCATAGTTTTCAATCATCACCCTTACCGGGTCGAGGCGTTCAACATCTGAAATGGTAAACGCCAGAACATCGCTTTTTTCAACCTTCACGAATCAACTCCGAAGCGGCGATTAAGCCGCCCTGTGTATACGACTAACTCCAGGAGGCTAACTCCCAGAGCTTCAATTTTCTTGTGATGCTTGTTGATGATGGGGGGAACCGTTTCGTTCCAGTTAGGCTTTGGCTTCTTGCGCATGGCCTGCTGGATTTCCTCGGTGCAGCGGCGGCAGGCGGCGCGGATGGCATTGTCTGTTTCAGGCGTCATGGTTAAACCCCCAAAGTGGCGACGATGTCCTTCGCAGTCTCACGTGTGCTGCCCTTGCTGGATATCGCCCGCCGGGCATCAACATGGTGAAGGATGAATCCGTGTTGCTCATAAAGTTCAAGCACTCGCGGCGCGGTTGAGTTACTGATGAGAACTTTCGCGCCTCGCTGGTGGGCTGCTACACAGCTTTCCGCAAGAGAAATCTGATCAGCCCATGAGAAACCGCCTGCAGCGTAATTTGTGAAACCTGCGGTACCAGGCAACGGCTCATACGGCGGGTCGCAGTAAACAACATCATCCTCACCGGCCAGCGCCAGAGTCCTTCGATATCCAGCATTCATAAAAACGCATTTATGCGACTTCTGCTTGAATGCCTTTATCTCAATTTCGGGAAAATATGGCGCTTCGTACTTGCCCCACCCAACGTTAAAGAAACCTTCACGGTTATAGCGAATCAAGCCGTTAAAGCAGTGTCTATTGAGGAAGAGAAAGGCTGCTGCACGCTCCGGCGCGCCCATGCGCTGGTTATTAAACTCATCCCGAAGCTCTTTGTACGCAACCTCACTGTTGGCGCGCTCAAACAGCATTCTGGCAAGCGAACATACTCTGATGTGGTCCACTTCAAGCATCTGATAGAGGTTAATCAGATCTGCATTGACGTCAGCAAGCAGGAAATATTCGTGCTTTTCGGAGTTGAGAAATACCGAACCGCCACCAACGAATGGCTCAACGAGGCGTTTACCGGCTGGTATAAGTCGGTCCAGATCCGGAAGCAGCGAATATTTCCCGCCAGCCCATTTCAGGAATGGGCGCTGCCAGTTTCGCGGAGTAGGTTCATCAATCGGCAGCGCTGCGGCGATGCGCTCACCTATCCAACGCATTACCGGCACCGCCATGCTGTTACCGATCGCCTTATAGCGCGGCGCATCATCAGCAGGTTTTCCCTCATATGGGATCAGCGTGTGCCCATCAGGGAATCCCTGAAGCCTTTCATATTCGAGTGGGGTGAGGGTTCTTACGCGATTATCGGCCATAACAACAAGCTCTCGACGGTCCTTATAATCTCTGGCCGAAAGCGTGCTGCTTACTCCGTCATCGATGTATGAGTCTGTTCTTCTGAAGCGATAGAGAGTGCAGTTATCAACTGTGCTGGAGCATCCTTTGCCCCCAACATTATTCGCCTCAGTCGACCCGCCGCCGACGTCTTGCTCAAAAAGTACCGCTGCGGGATCGAATCCTTTTCGAGCACTTGCGACAACGAACACACGGCGGCGTCGTTGGGCCACTCCGAAAAATTGAGCATCAAGGACGCGCCAGGCGATAACCCTTTCTGGTCCAGACACACAACCTGCGTGCGTCCATTTTCCCCCTGCTGGCTGCAGCTCACTGCTTTCTCCGGCAAGTCCTGCCAGAAAGCACCCGAAGGCATTGTCTTTGCTGCTGAGCACGCCGGGGACGTTTTCCCAGACGATGATTGCTTCTGGCTCACCGCGTTCGCGGCGCTTTGCGTCGATTGCATTGGCTAATTCCACGTAAGAGAGGGTTAACTGGCCGCGGTCATCAGACAGGCCTTCTCGTAAGCCGGCGATGCTGAATGCCTGGCAAGGCGTACCACCTACAAGAACATCAGGTGCTTCGACACCACCAGTGCGAACCGCATCGGCGATTTTGGTCATGTCGCCGAGGTTGGTTACTTCCGGCCAGTGATGGGCGAGGACTGCGGAAGGGAATGGTTCGATTTCAGAGAACCAGGCAGGTTTCCAGCCGAGAGGTTCCCACGCTTTACTGGCAGCTTCGATACCGCTGCACACGCTTCCGTATTTCATGCCGCCTCCTGCCTTTCCCGATATTCCTCAGCGAGCCGCTGCGCCTTTAATGGATTGCTGACCACTTCGCCCCATGGCATTAGCCAGCCTTCACCAATGAAGGGAAGGCACAGTGTGCCAACCCTGATGTCGTCGTGAGCGTGAGTCATAGAATGGACTCCATTTCGTCGATGTAGAGGCCCTGGGCAATCAGCCGGCTACGGCGTGCGGCACGAGCTATGCACTCCTGCCGTCGGCCTTCCTGCGATTGCTCTATGGCGCGCCGGGTGAATAGCCGCGATTTACCCTGTGGCGTTACGACCTTTGGCTTTGTTACCAGGTCGAATGACCGGTCGCAGATTCCGTCCTTGTTGAGCCATTTCCCCGACTCAACAATCTGCGCTATCTGTCCGGAGCCTCGGGTAATGCCGTTGGCGACCCGGTTGAACTCGATGAGCGTTACGCCGAACTTCTCGGCGATTTCACTACCGGTTACCGGGCGGCCGCGCGTCTGAATCATCCAGATAACGCGCTCACGTAGTCCAGAGAATTGCCCGGTTCGCCCGGGCCTGCGGTAGAAGGGTGTGCGTTTCATTCGAGCTCCAGAATGCGGCGCTTAGTGTCCGCAACAAGTTCGAGGAAGTCTTTTCGGCGCGCGCGAAGCCGGGCTATTTCTGTTTCACATTCAGCAGCTGTAAGGCGATAGACAATGAGCTGTTTACCGTCCGGGAAATCAGAGCAGTAGCTGATGAAGTCCACCCAATCCCTGCCAGAGCAATCAAGGTGTCCGACCAGTTGCCATCTGTATGCCGGATCGAAGGAGCCGCGGGTGAGGGTGGAGTAGTGAGTGGAGGCAATGACAGACTTAATTTCAACTAGCCCATCCTGGCCAACGAGTCCGTCGGGGCTGTCACCGTACGTTTCGTGATCAAAGAACCCGCCGTTGTCCACGTCGACGAAGTTCATCTCTTCGTACAGCATGCGGGCAATTGGCTCCTGTTCGTGCCCGCGCTCCATGTGTTCGTTTGAGAAGCCAAACTCAGACTTGCACCCCTTAATCTGCTCCAGAGCCAACTGAAGCGCATAACGCCTGGCAGGTTCGCCAAAAGCCTTCCCATCGTTAGCCATGATCAGGCCGAAGTTTGACGCGGTGGCCTTACCCAGGCGAAGAGCATCCCACTCTTCACCATTTTGCTCGACGTCGTGCCAGATCATGATGAACACTCCTGCTCAAGCTGGCGGCGATGTTCTGGAGAAATGTCCATTCTCGCCAGCACTGCATCAAGGTTGCCATCGCGTTTGAAGGCTGCCTTGGCGTTATTCCAAGCCTGCGTTTTTTCCGGCGAAAGCACCGGCTTTGTGACTCGCGCCGGGCTTAAGCGGAGACCTTCAACCGATTCCTTTCCGAACCGGACATTCTTATCGACGTAGACCGTGACCTTCACGCCAACCCAATCTTCAAGGAATGGCGATCCAGTAATGCTTTTCAGCATCTTGCTGTTGGTGGCATTCAGAATCATCGGCTTGAGCTTTTCGCCGGGGCGCAGCTCGCGCTCTTCAAAATAAGCGGTGTTAAAAACGTCTTTGGATTTTTTTGTTTTGTCGTTTTCTAACGTTGCCCGGGCGATCGTCAGCACCGTTGGCTCAACGATATCGGCGCTGCTCAGGTAAGGGGAGTCAAAAGCTTTTCGGTAGTGAGTTTTAGTTTCAGACATTTCATGCATCCTTAAAACGGGCAGCCGGTACGGTGTTCCCAGTCGTATTCCGCCTGGGCGTAAGCAACTGCCGAAATGAAATCGTTGTAGGCCTCGCCAGCTTTATCGCTGCGAAGTCCTTCGTATGGGCTGGAGTCAATCGGGACCGTGAAGTGGAAGAGGCCGGACGGCTCTTTCGGCATCATGTCGATGATTTCCCGGGCCCGGTCACCGATCCACTTCTCTTTCTCGTCGGTGAGCTGCTGTTCAGCCCGGCGTCGATCTTCGATTCGGTCGTAAGTGAGGTATGCGTTCATGGTTGCCTCAATATTTGATGTGCGCGTCCTGCACTTTGCCGCCAGCGATCGCCAGCAGTGCTTTCTGCGCGAATTCTTCTGGGATGCCCTGATTAATCAGGTCGGCGATGACGCGACGGTTGACGGTGCGGCGGTGCTCTTTGTCTGCGGCTCGGCGCGCTTCTTCTTCAGCTTTGCGCTGCTCTTCGGCAAGACGGGCTTTCTCTTTCGCTTCAGCTTCACGCTTGATGCGATCCGCTTCTTCCTGTGCTTTCCGTTTTTCTTCTGCGATGGCGTCCTGCTTCTCACGTTCTGCACGGTCAGCGTCTTCTTTGCGTTTACGCTCTGCGGCATCAGCGCGTGCTTTCTCTTCAGCTTCGCGACGCGCTGCAGCATCAAGTTCCGCTTTATGTCTCTCTTCGGCTTCGCGCTTGGCTTTCTCAGCCGCTTCCTGCTTCAGTCGCTCGTCACGTTCACGCTGAGCCTGTTCCGCTAGGCGGCGCTGCTCTTCGCGGTCACGGTCAAACTTGTCATTCATCAGCAGAGCCATTTCGTGGTCTGCTTCGAATTTGGCCGCCAACTCCTGATCGAACTTGATGTTCATTTCCAGCGCTTCGGCGTGTAGCGCGTTCATGGCTTCTTCAGCCTTGATGCGCTCCTGCTCGGCTTCCCATTCGGTGAGTGGTCGGCGGGTCGCATCACGCAGCTCGTCACAGGCATCAACGAAACGCTTAATTTCGGCCTCAGCAGGGCGCACAGCCTCTTTAAGGCGCTTCAGGTACTCGCGGCCCGGCTTTTCGATTGCCGTCTTGCTGCGGGACACCTGCGCTGCCAGAGAGGCGACACGGTCACGGCCTTTCTTCGTGGACAGGTCCGGTACTTCGTTTACTGCCTGGCGTATCTGTTCGAGATAAGCGTCAAGGCCGCCCGCTACGTAAAGCACTGGCGCCTGCTCCGGCTTGATTTCGATGACAGTTAAGTCCGTTACTTCGCTCATGGTTTCTCCTGAAATTTGGATGTGCAGATGCCGCCCGCAGAAAGCCAGGCCGATCGGTTGAATAGGTGGTTAGTGCTGGATAGGGTTGCCGTGACCGTCCAGAAGGACGTCAATCACGCAGTCACTGAGGCGGATAATTTCTGCATCGGTGTGCAGGTAAACCCATTTGCGCTCCTGAATGACTGCTGAGACGCGGTAGGTTCGGCCTTCATGCATTGCCATCATGCCAGGAGTGACGCACTGACGAATGAGCGGGGTGGTGCCGTAGTGGTTGATCATACCTTCACCTCAACCTGTTTCAGGAGGCCAGCGATATGCATCTGCCAGCGGTTCAGCGTCAACTTGTCGCGCGGTGCCGATAGCGACGTCAGTTGCCACTCGTTATCGTTGAGCTTTTTGGCGGTGTACAGCTTTCCGTTGTGGGTGACTGTCATCATTGCAGGACAACCTTATGCCCATGCTGGACAAGCTCACCCGCTTCCATGCCCACATTCAGCCAGAAGCTTAATGCCAGAAGAACGTCATCTTCGTTTTGGCAGTGGCAGGCATTAACAAATTCCTGAACCGTCTTAACTGCGAGTTTTGCCATTTCTGGCTCAGTCAGGCGTGATATTGGCTGTTCTTTTCTCATAAACCCTCTTGGCCTTATCGCGGCGAACGGAACGGTTAAACAAGACTTCTGCGCATTTCATCACTGTTTCAATGGGCGGTGGATGGCCGCCGGTTGTCATAACGAAACAGGCTCTTTGAACCCGTTTGGGTATGAAAAAAGCCGCTGGTTAGGCGGCTTGTTTTGATTGTTTGGCTCTCATCTTTTTCATCACTCGGCGGTGATTTCGGGAAGATTGGTTTCTCAATCCTTCCCAAATGTTGTCTAACTGCCACTGCTTTAGGCCTTTATCATTCATCGTCTAATCCTCTGTCGTTACCCGCTGATGCGGGAGAAATGCTTTGGTCGGTGTGGTGGCTGGAGTCGAACCAGCTTCCATCGGTGCGCTGCCGATTGGGTTACGCGCGCCTTGCGGATTTCATCGCGAATTTTTTCCGCAAGCCTATTCCCTAGCTCGCCGTTGAGCTTCACCACACCCCAAAACATTCCAGTTAGTGCCGGGGTATTTATCCGCGCCCGGCGCGCGCCCTCTCGCTATTCCCCAACAGCAAGAAATCGCTTACTCTTTAATCTCCCCAACAGTAGAAAGGATATATTCATGCAAACCATGCGGACCGTGTGCCCTGACTGCGGAAGTGAGATGTTCAACCAGCCCGATGATTTTGACTTTGAGACAAATTTCACCGGCGTCAGTTGTGCTGACTGTGGTCGAGAAATCACTAAGGACGATGTTGTCAATCAGGCCACGGACACGGTCAAAAAACAGCTCGACGACATGCTCAGGAATTCCCTCAAAGGAACTGGCTGGAAGTTCAACTAATTTCAAAAGCTCCCCGAACTGAGTAAGAACCTCACTGGCGTCTACGTTAAGCAGTAGTGGCGCCGTTTTTTTATCTGCCATACACACCCCTCTGTTTGTTTACCGTCAGCCCCTCGCAAAGAGCTGCTGGTAAAGATTCCCCGATGTTCGGGAACTGAGCAGCAAACCATTCCGGTGCGGCAAGGTGGCGTTAACCACCCCAGCGATCGCCCCTCTGAATTCTGCCAATATGTGATTTGCTGACGTTGAACATATCGGCAATCTGTTTTTGCGTTTTCTTTCCCTTAAGCCGTTTTATTTCATCAACGTCAGAACTACTTAATTTCGCTCTTGGGTTTAACTCGCCGTGACGGTGACAACTTCTACCCTTAAGTGCCATATCACTCATATTGTCCTGATGGGTGCCAATTCGTAGGTGAGAAGGATTGATACACTTTGGGTTGTCACACTCGTGCATAACAATTAAGCCGCGAATGTCATCCAATGTGAGTCCGTTTGCCTCGCAATAAGCCTTCCTGTGAAGCTTTATTGATACCGTTTTACCGTTAACCTTAGTCGTGGTAATTCCGTATTTTCTGTTCTGTTTGTGTTCGACACATGCACTTAACATATCGACCTCTTTTGATAAAAATCATTAGGTTAAGTATTCGTGTGTAGTCAGCGCCAACTCTCTGCCAGTGTTGCCCGTTCTCACGCCGTTCTCGCTCTCGCGCGGGGATACTCTCTCACCGACCGGATCGCACCCGGTGATACAGCACGTTTACGTGTAGGGGTCTTAACAGGTCATTGACGCTGTAAATCTGCATGTTGTTAAAAAGCAGGCGACTTGCTGTCCGCCGCTGGCTAACTTCGCTCAGCTGTCGATGTTTCGTTTCGATGGACTGATAATGTACCAATAGTTCATTCGTGTAAAGTACCAAAAGTACATTTTATTTGAATGGAAAGTTCATATGCGATTATCTTTATGAACTTTAAGGAGAAATATTTTTGAGTTTTTTATTGATTGCGGCGAGGTGGGGTGGGGGTGGTTTTATTTATTAGAGGTTCGTCACATCAACAAGCCTTGTGTGACCATTGAAAGTTGCGAAAAGTCCGCCGTCTGGCTCAACTACTGAAAGTTCAGCATATTGAAGGAAGTCTGTTTTGATAACTGACATCAAGACCTCTCCGGTATCAATGTTTATGACCTCAAGCCGGTGCGCGTAAAAATCATCTTTGTTTTTGCTACCGGCAAACGATAGGGCGATGTAGCGCCCAAACTCAGATATGGCCGAACTGATGAGGTGAGTGGAAGTTTCTATCTTGAATAACTCTTTCCCGGTGTTATCCATGACTATGGCTGCAGCCATGTTGTTGTCTTTGCCGGTATGGACAGAAAATAAAAATCGCCCGTTAACAGCTATGCATTGAGGCTTAGGAGAAAGCTGCCCGCCGAGCTTAACCATAAACATGAATTTTTCATTCTTCAAAACCGCCAGAGTGTCATCTCTGAGATTGCTTTCATCACGTTTGAAAGCACCCATCTGCCAACTTTTATCGTGGCTTAATTTGCAGGTGATGATGTGGTCGCCAAGCTCGTATAAGGCGCTTCTATCACTCAGATCTGTAACCTTAATTGCTTCCATGCTTAACTTCCTCAGCTATGAAATCTGTATGCCCTTGACTGGCTTACCAGCACTTTCGCGCAGATGCGGAGAGAAGAAAAATCACCATCTTCGATGTACCAGGTTTCATATTTTTTATTGTCTGAAATCACAGCTAATTTTTTGTGCTGCTTTTGAAGTCGCTTTATGTAGAGATCATTATCCAGAACGAAAATGTATATGCCGTCACCGTCAAAGCAGTCGATGCTGACATCGACAAAGATCTGGTCTCTCGGCTCGAATGTGCCAGACATCGAATCGCCATTAACGGCAATCATTTTTATGTGGTCAGCCGGGCGCCCACCAAAGACGGCGCGTGCCTCCTCGGTTGAATATTCAATGGATCTGATGGTTTCAATGAATTCATCTCGCACGAGAACTCCCTGCCCAGCACTAGCCTGAATGTCAAAAACGTCCACACGGAAAGAATCGTCCCTCATCGCCATATGCCCTTCAGATATGCCATCTGCTGCACTATCGCCTAATAGATAAGACGAGGATGTGCCAATTATAGCCGCCAGTTCCTGCAGCTTCCCACGTCTTGGAATAGCTTCCCCATTGAACCACTTGCTTACTGCTTTTGGCGTTAGCTTCATTCGCTTGGCAATTTCAGCCTGACGTCCATGAGCAGGTAAACCAGCTTTATCACAGGCCAGCGCTAGCCGTTGGGAAAACTCTGTACGCGCTTTTTCTTCTTGAACCATAGGTTCAATCATAATATCACTTGCGTGAACTATCAGTTCCGACATAATATGTACTTACAGTTCAATTTGAGGGTTAAAAAATGCAACCTAAAAACCTTGGCGACATCATCAAGCAGATCCGTGTTCCGGTGGTGGCGAAGGCATGCGGTAGAACTCCACGAGCAATTTATAAGTGGATTAACAGTGGATCACTTCCACGAACCGACTACACCGGCGAAACGGGGTATGCATCAAAAATCGCAGCTGCTTCTGGCGGTCAGTTCACAGAGCGCCAGATCCTTGAAATCAGTAAACCAAAAGCCGCCTGACCGGCGGCCATAACCAATTACATCAGAGGAAGTATCGCAAATGGAAACCTTAACGACACGCAACAAAGCGGAGGCACGACGAATTGAGAGTTGGGTGCAGCGTCAAATCGCTGATCTGGGTACCGCCCGGATAGCCGAAGTAGCTGGCATCAACAAATCCACAGTCAGCCGGTGGCGCGAGAACCTAGTACCGAACATGTCGCTGCTGCTGGCCATCCTGATTTCTAACCGGGATGGAGTGAAGGGAGATTTTGAAGCATGAACGCAGAAAGGGCGAAAGCCGCGGTGCTGTAACACCAACGGCTTTCAGGTGGAATTAACTGGATCAATTCACAGGAGCAATTATGGCAAACACTGCCGAAGTAATCAATTTCCCTGTGCCTGACGTGGCACCTAAGGAGCCGCGCGTGGCAGATCTTGATGATGGCTATACGCGCATCGCCAATGAACTTCTGGAGGCTGTCATGCTGGCTGGATTGTCTCAGCATCAGCTGCTGGTCTTCATGGCAGTAATGCGCAAAACATACGGTTTCAACAAAAAGGCAGACTGGGTCAGCAATGATCAGTTATCTGCCCTGACCGGCATCCTCCCGCACAAATGCTCTGCGGCTAAAAGTGCGTTAGTTAAGCGTGGGGTATTTACCCAAATCGGGCGAACTGTGGGGATTAACAAAGCGGTAAGCGAATGGGTGAAATTACCCAAATCAGGTAACGAAAATAAAGTTTACCTGAAAGAGGTAAATTTACCCGAATCAGGTAAGAAAAGTTTACCCGAATCAGGTAAGAAAAGTTTACCCGAATCAGGTAAGAAAAGTTTACCCGAATCAGGTAACGACACTTACCCAAATCAGGTAAACACAAAAGACAAACATACAAAAGACAATAAAGACAATATTAATAAACCCCCTAAATCCCCCAAACCGGCTTCGTTCGATCCGGCTGGTGTTGAGCTTCCTGAATGGCTGTCAGTTTCAGTCTGGAAGTCATGGGTTGAGTACCGTCGTGACCTGAAGAAACCGATCAAGTCTCAGCAGACGGTTACCCAGGCCATCAACCTGCTCGAGCGTTGCAAGTGCAGCGGATATCAGCCTGAAGAAATCATCAACCAGAGCATTGCTAACGGCTGGCAGGGATTGTTTGAGCCTAAGGGCGCCAAGCAGCCTTCCCGTGCTCCGTCTCGCGTATCTGAGAACTTCGCTGGCAAAGACTACGGCCAGACTGAAATCCCATCATGGGCGAGGGACTAAGTATGGAACTGCTCGAAAAAATCGACGCTATCGAAAAAATGCTGGAAGTTCTCGGCAGGCCGCCAGAGCAACTCCCTAACTGCGAGATCGTCTGTGAAACGGTGCTTTGCGAGAAACACGGCGAATACGAACAGCGTAAACGAGTCCTTGCCAGCAGCCTCATCAAGTTGCCGTCACCGCCGACTCGTTGTCCGGGCTGCCTGCGCGATGAGTTGACCTTCCTGTATGACGAGAAAAAGCGTTGGGAAGACCGCACGCGCCAGCAGAACATCGATCGCCTGCTGCGCCAGCTCGAAATCCCTGAGCGCTTTGTGACGTGCACGCTGGAAAACTATCAGCCGGTTGGCAAGGAGTCAGAACGTGCGCTGCGGGTTTGCCAGGCGTATGCCGCGAAGTGGCCTGAGCGCCTGAAGCAGGGTGGCGGCCTGGTGATGTGCGGCAAGCCGGGAACCGGTAAAAACCACCTTGCCCTGGCGATCGCCCGTGATGTCATCGAGAAACACCAGAGCCCGGTAATTTTTACCACCGCGCTGAAAATTGCCCGTGAGTTCAAATCAACGTGGTCGAAAACAGCGACGCGCTGCGAGAACGACGTGATTTCGCACTTCACAACCCCGGACCTGTTGATCATCGATGAGGTAGGCGTCCAGTTCGGCAGCGAAGCCGAGAAGCTGATCATGTTCGAAATCATCAACACCCGGTACGAGCGGATGAAGCCGACCATCCTGATCAGCAACCAGACCAAAGAAGAACTGGCGGCGTTCATCGGCGAGCGCGTTCTTGATCGCATGAGCGATGGCGGCGGGTGCACGCTGTCATTCACCTGGGATTCTTACCGTTCCAAGGGGGCAGCGTGAAAGCATGCAGCGATGACTATGTCGTTATCAACCAGTATTCGAAAGGGAATGCAGCCTGGATAGAGCGCGTTGATACCGATGAAAAGCGAAAAGCACTTTACAAATCGAGTTGGGAAATAGCCGTAATCTCGCTCGCAATCGTTCGTGAATATGGGATCCGGAGGGTAGGCAATGACCATAACAATCCGTGAGCAGGTGCTGGCAGCCCTGCGCAACAACCCAGGTTTGAACAACGCCAAGCTGGCAGGGCTTATCGGCATGGACACCAGAAAGATATCCGGGACGGTGAGCACGCTGCTGGCCGACGGGCTGATCAGCTGCGAAGGCAAATACGGCCAGCGCCTGTACAGCCTGACCAGTTACGGCATGCGCTTCGCCCCTGACACGATACCGGGCATGAAGCAGGGCAAGTCGAAGTTAATTCAGCGGACGGACACCAACGTGATCTGCCAGGAGTGCCGCAACAGCGCGGCTATGAAGCGAGTATTGATGGTTTGGGGGAGGGTAGGGGTATGAAAATTTTAAAACTGAGTCAGCAGGCAACAGTTTCTCGTCCGGTCGATTCGATTATCGGTTGGGAAGAGAAAACAATCTACGAGCCAGTTTTTGTTGTGGCTGAGCATATTGAGTCGTTTTTGTTTGCTGGTGTAAGCCACATCAAAATGACCTCGGGCGAAAAGATAGTTGTACGAGAAACACCTGAAGAAATTCTCGCGCTGCTTGGCGTCGATGTTCAAACGGATAGCCTGAAAACATGGGGTGAAATTGCGCAGAAGGAGGCCGCCAAATGAGCAACATCGACAAACGCGCATTACGGGAATCAGCGGAGAAGGCCAGCACAGATAACCATACCCAGGATGAATGGTTCCACTATCTGCGCAGCTCAACTCCAGCCACCGTGCTGTCGCTTCTGGATGAGCTGGAAGCCAAAGACAGGCGTAATGCGGAGCTGGAAGACCTTCTTGAAGCTGAAATTAAGCCATGGATGCAACGGTACGATAGTGCAAATAACCGAAGAGAGGCCGCAGAAAAGCGGATTGCTGAGCTGGAGGCGCGGGAGGTGAAATTGCCCAATCCTCACGCTCACCTCATCTGGATTCAGGCAGGCCATGCCCCTGATGACTATTGGGATGATGTTGCCGTTTCTCATAGCGAAAATGATAAGTGCTGCGATGGTTCAAATCGCTACCCGGTTTATGCTCTGTGGGAAATTAAAGAGGCACTATCTGCTATTGGCATCAACATCGCCGCAGCCGGTAAAGGAGATTGAAATGAAAAACCAAAATTACGATCAGCGTAAAGATTTGCATCTGTGGTTCGGTCTTTCATATGCCGCGTTTCTGGTAATGCCTCGCGTAGCAATGATGCAAATGCCGAAGGAATGGCAAGAGAGTATGGCTGAACTGCTAAACCAATACGACGAAACCATTGATACATCTGCGTTTGGGGTGAAAGGTTGCCGAGTTCAAGCCCTAAATAGTGAGGGTAAGTTAATGAAGATGCCTGATGAGTTACTTAACTACCGCCATCCTCAACCCGAAGTTGTGGCGCAGTTAATGCTCAAGCATGAGGACTAACCCATGAGAACTATTACCAAAGAATGGCTGGAGAGTCAGATTTCTGCAATCAAGGCGGTTGGCATCACTGATAGCAATACGCTGCAGGCGTTCGAAATCGCGCTGGCATCACTCGAAGCGGATCCTGTTGGTTTCATCGACGCTGAATACGCTGAGCTCCTAAAGTCAGGACATATCGAATCATGCTCTGCGTATGCCGAGCCGGGAGAGGGGTGCATTACGTTATACACCGCCCCTCCATCTCCAGCCAATTCCGAGCCCGTAGCGTGGATGTGGGAGCGTGACGGTAAGCGAGATGTTGACATGGATAATCCAGATGAAGAAATCAATCTCATTGGGGCAAAAAAAGCGATGGATGCAGGCTGGAAGTGTAATCCTCTCTACACCGCCCCGCCAGCGCCGGTGTCTGTGCCTGACTTGAAAGAGCTTGAAGCGGTTCTCAACTGGATTTTGATGCTTCCATGCCCAACTCCAAAGGCAACGTATTTCGCGAAGAAGTTGGCAGTGGTGATCGACACATGCCGCAACGCCATGCTTCAGGGTGCCGACAACGAACTTCAGCGCAAAGCCGAAATCCACGACGCTCTCTGCGAAAAGTACAACGTCGAATCCCTGACTGATTTCGTCGACTGGCAAAGGAATCACATTGCTGAACTTGAAGCAGCACCACCGGCTCCGGTTGGTCCTGGCGAGACTGCAGTAATGCCGGATTATCCAGGGTACACGATGACGCAGCGCGAGTGTTATCAGGCTGGAAAGAAGGCTGGGATGGATGAGGCTGGCAACTCTCCGGCGATTCCGGATGGTTGGGTGGCTTGCAGTGAGCGGATGCCTCCTTTAAAGACTGGTGTAATCGTTGGTAAGTGGATTGGTCGCTCGTGGGCTACTAAGTGGGCAACTTATATCCCATCGCATCCTGAAGCTAACTCACACGGCTTCATAATGCCTGGAGGCTCTTGGGAACCAACTCACTGGATGCCAATTCCAGCAGCGCCGCAGCAGGAGGCGTGATGGTTACCGGTGGATATACGCTCGACTTAACATGCGACTGCTTGGACTGCCAACAATACATGGGAAATCCAGATTATCGTACTGAGGCGCAGGGATATAAGCAGTTTGTTGGTAGCAACTCAACGATGTGTTTTAGGGCAGCGAAAAAAAGAGGCTGGAAATTTAACGCCAACAAAACTCACTGCTTAGCACCTGGTCATGCATACCGTAAAGATGGTGGCAGCGATGCCTAACCCATTCGACGCATAACTAAACGTCAAGCAACGTTTGATTATTCATTATCACCCAGCCATAATTAAGTCATCGGAGCCTGAACAACTCCGGTGACTTCTGCGCATTTAAGGGGACTTAAATGCGACCACAATCTGAACTCCTCACCTTGTCACAGATGCAGAAATGCACCTGCGATTTTCTGCATTCTGCGGTTTCCGTCAAGGAGGCCGTATGATTATCCCCAAAGACGGCATCAAGCTACACCGTGGAAACCTTGGTGCTATCACTCAGCATCTGAAGCCTCTCCTCGAAAGTGGCAAGTGCTTCCGCCTGCAACTCAAAGACTGGCACGAGAAGAGAAGCCTTTCTCAAAATAGCTTGAGCCATGTCTGGTACGAGGAAATCAGCGATTACCTGATCAAGTCTGGGCGCACTGACGCCACGCCTGCATGGGTAAAGCGCAACCTCAAAAAGACCTATCTCGGTTATGAAGAGGTTGAATACACCGACTTCGTGACCGGAATTAAGACGATTGAATTAGAACTGCGCCACACGTCCGATCTGGACACTGGCGACATGCATCATTTCATGTGCCAGGTGGAAGGTTGGTGCGCTCAGTTTGGCCTGGTGCTAACCATACCTCAAAGCAGCGAATTTCAGGTGCTGCGCGATAAGCAGGAGGCCTGATGTCTACTCCACTTTCCCGCGTCATCACAAACGAAATCTTCCGCGTTCCGGCGCGCCGCAAATGCAAGCCAGCGGCTAAGCCGTCCGACATCCCAACTCTGAAAGACTACACCGCCCGCCTGGTGGATCAGAAATGGCTGCGTCTCGCAGCGAGGAGAAAATCAGCATGAGCATGTATCAACGAATTAATGGCGCTGACTGGCGCAATATCTTCGTCGTCGGCGATCTGCATGGGTGCTACACGCTGCTGATGAATGAGCTCGAAAAGGTTTCGTTCGACCCTGCGCGTGATTTGCTGATCTCGGTTGGTGACCTTGTTGACCGCGGCGCGGAAAACGTCGAGTGCCTGGATCTGATTACTATGTCGTGGTTCAGGGCAGTGCGCGGTAACCATGAGCAGATGATGGTTGATGGGCTTTCAGAGCATGGAAACGTCAATCACTGGCTGGTAAACGGTGGCGGTTGGTTCTTCAATCTCGACTATGACAAAGAGGTGCTGGCTAAGGCTCTGGTTCACAAGGCAGCTGAGTTACCACTCATCATCGAGCTGGTTACCTCCGATCGGAAAATCGTAATTTGCCACGCTGACTACCCGCATAACGAATATGCGTTCGACAAGCCGGTCCCGAAAGACATGGTCATCTGGAATCGTGAGCGGGTTAGCGACGCTCAGGGCGGCATTGTCTCGCCGATAGCCGGTGCTGATCTGTTTATCTTCGGCCACACCCCTGCGCGCCATCCCCTGAAGTATGCCAACCAGATGTACATCGACACAGGAGCGGTGTTTTGCGGAAACCTCACGCTGGTTCAGGTGCAAGGTGGTGACCATGAGTAAAACCTACCGCAGCAAGAAGTGGCTCGCCGCAGTCGGCCAGATTGAGCAATGCGTCCTTTGCGGAGCGTGGGGCGTACAGGTAGCACACCGCAATGAAGGTAAGGGAATTGGCATGAAGACAGACGACTGCGCCACCGCCGCTATCTGTGTCACCTGCCATTCAGAGATTGATAACGGGAAGGGGCTTAGCCGTGACGAGCGCCGCCAGTTAATGGATCGCGCCATCGTCCTGACCATTATTCAGATTGCCCGTCGTGGCTTGGTGGTGCCTGCATGAAAATCTACGACATCACACCAATCGGCAAGCCTCGCATGACCCGCGCGGATAAGTGGAAGCAGCGTCCACCTGTAATGCGTTACCGCGCTTTTTGCGATGAGGTCCGCCTGCGCAAGTTGACCATGCCTGAATCCGGATCACATGTGACATTCGTCCTACCAATGCCACCAAGCTGGAGTAAGAAGAAACGAGCGGAGTTCGCCGGGAAGCCCCACCAGGCCAAGCCAGACTGCGACAACATGCTGAAAGCCCTGATGGATGCGCTTTATGAGGATGATGCTCACATCTGGGATTGCCGCATCACAAAGGTCTGGGGAGAGAAGGGGCAGATCATTATTGGGGAGTGCGCGCCGTGACCAGAGACGAGATAACCCGATACCAGGCAGAAAGCGTTAAGCGCGCCAGCATGCCGCCAGTAGCAAAGCACAGCCAGACCAAAACCAACCAGCCACAGAAGGAAGCCGCATAATGAAACTGGAATTAACCAACGACCAGCATCAATGGGTAGACCAGTGGCTCCAGTTGTGGGGCGCATGGTGCCAGACCGGCAAGATTGATAAAGCGATGATCAACATGATTGCCAGATTCATGGCTACCGTCGAGCCCCAGCAAGCATCACGGCCGGTATGTAGTGATGATGACGGGATGCTCATTGATGCTGTCATTCGCCACTACCTGAAGAATGTGGATGAAAATGCCTGGCGGGTTATCTTCGCCTACTACGTCTGCAACTCCAGCGAGATCCGAATTGCATCATGGCAGCATGCAGTAAGTAAGCCTCGCCTTATGAAGACGCGTGGCGGCAATCAGTACAAACACCCAAGCATCTCGACAATCCGTAGAGAGGTGAAGCAAATCATCAATGCTTCATTGTTCTGTTTATACCAACCGCTTCAAAATGCGTTTAACGATCGCGAAAATGTGAGGAAAATTGCAAATAAATCACACAACGTGCTTGCAATTTAATGAACAAATGAGCAAACTAATTCGTATATGTTGCCATTGTTGTGTGTGACATGAATGAATACCAAGCCTCGCCATCGTGCGGGGCTTTTTCATTTCAGGGTCAGAAGCACAGCGGTTGTGCGTTCGGCTGTTAACCGAATGGTCGAAGGTTCGAATCCTTCCTGTCCCGCCAAATTCGCCGGTCTAGTTCAGTGGCAGAACGGCAGCCTTGTAAGCTGCGCGTCAGAGGTTCGATTCCTTTGCCCGGCACCAGAACCAACTACCTGGGACCCTTAGGCCGAAGAGCCGACATTGCCACACCCTCACATTGCCAGCCTGTCGCTGGCTTTTTTATTTTCAGGCTCCGGGAACCATCATCGACACGCCTACTTGTTAAATCGTCCCGAGGGCCTGATCCCTTTTCAAACACACAGCACCCGCTAACTACGCGAGGTGAGAGCATGTATCGCATGGAAAAAATAACCACTGGTGCTGCCTATGGCGCTTCAGCCGGGAGCATCCTCAACGGCATGCTTAATGCCTACAGCCCCGAGCAGTGGAACGCTATCGGCGTGCTGGTGGGTATCATCATTGCCGTACTGACGTATCTGACAAATCTCTATTTTAAGATCCGCGAAGACAACCGCCGCAGCAGGAGCCGAGATGAACCCGACACTCAGGAATAAGCTAGTGGGTGCCATTGTTGGCGGATCCGGAGCAATCACCATTGCTGCAGTAATGCTGGGCAATGCGGATGGGCTGGAAGGGCGGCGCTATTACGCCTATCAGGATGTCGTCGGTGTCTGGACTGTTTGCGATGGGCACACCGGTGCCGACATTCGCCGCGGTCACCGCTACACCGACAAAGAGTGCGACAACCTCCTGAAGGCGGATCTGCGAAAAGTGGCAAATTCCATCGACCCGCTGATCAAGGTTCGCATTCCTGAGCCTACGCGTGCCGCGCTTTATTCTTTCGCCTATAACGTTGGATCTGGTGCTTTTGCCAGCTCAACGCTGCTGAAGAAGTTGAACGCCGGTGATGTGCCGGGGGCATGCAAAGAACTACAGCGCTGGACATATTCCGGTGGCAAGCAGTGGAAGGGGCTTATCACCCGGCGCGAGATTGAGCGTGAAGTTTGCGAGTGGGGCCAGAAATGAGCCGATTAACCGCAATCATCTGCGCTGTCGTTATCTGCCTGCTCGTTTCCATGGCTTGGGCGATTAACCACTACCGCGATAACGCCATCACCTACAAAGACCAGCGCGACAAAGCGACGGTAAGGGCAGACACATCGGAGGCGATCACCAGCAACGTGATCACCACGATGAACATCATCCGTGACATCTCACAGGCTACCCAGAATGCAAAGAACGAACTGGCCAAAAAAGGCGAGACGCGCATTGTATACATCAGGCAGGCGCTTGAAGGCGATCCGTGCGCTAACCAGCTTGTTCCTGCTGCCGCTGCTGACAGCCTGCGGGAACACGAAAACAGTTTACGTTCCGGCCCCAGTGGTGCCGATAAGCGCTGACCTGACAGCAGACACGCCGATCCCCGGAATGGTGGTTCCGTTCACGTGGCAGGCAAGTCTGGAGTTAAACGCTCAGCTCTATACGGCGCTGGGGCAGTGCAATCTGGATAAGGCGGCAATTCGCAAAATCGAATCCTCCCGACAAGGACAGATTGCTCAACCCCAATAAGGCGGTGGTCACAATCTTGCTGACGGGTAAGCCGTAAGTGGCTAAGCACTTCTGAGAAGCAGGGCAACAGCTGCGAAACGTGGAGAACGAAATGGCTACCGTCTACCGAATCACAATCACCAAAAAATCCAAAGAGTCCTTCGCCGGGCTCATGACCAGAAGCCAGCCAGAAATCGTCAATGGTTTTGTCGCGCTGGCAATGGATGACGGCAAATGGCGCTACTTCAGCCAGGACAGCATTGAGGACTTCCTGTTTGAGCCTGTAGAGCAGCCAGCAGAACAAGCAACGGAGTAGCTCATGAGCAAAACAGTCACGTTCACATCAAAAGTATCTCTCCGTCCATACATGAAGCCGATCCTGATGCTGTCAGCCTTACTTCGCTGGGACTGGTTGACTAACAAGTGCTTCAAAATCGAAACCGTAACCAGCGATACGGTGCAGCTTTAAATGGAGTAACGAATGAGCAAACCGGACTGGGAGGCCATCGAGACGGCGTACCGGGCCGGAGTGATGTCCCTCCGAGAAATAGCATCACAACACGGTATAAGCGAAGGCGCTATCCGTAAGCGTGCCAAGCGTGACGACTGGTCGCGCGACCTGAATGCGAAGATTCAGCAGAGGGCTGACGATCTGGTACGCAAACAGGAGGTACGCAAACAGGTACGCAACGAAAGCACTTTGACCGAACGCGTACTGATAGAGGCGACTGCCGAGGTGATTGCCACGGTACGCATGGAGCACCGGGGAGACATCCGCCGGGCTCGTGAACTGACAAACATGCTATTCGATGAGCTGGCCGGTGAGTGTGGCGATGTGGCTGCGCTTGAGATGCTCGGTGACCTGATGCGCCGTGAGGATGATAAAGGTCAGGATAAGCTCAACGATCTTTACCGCAAAATAATCAGCCTACCTTCCCGCGTTAAATCCATGAAAGACCTTAGCGACAGCCTGAAGACACTGATCGGCCTCGAACGTGAGGCGTACAGCATCGAGAATAAGGCTGAAACGAAAGAGGTTACGCATAACGTCATGCTGGTACCAACCAGTGACAGCGTGGATGACTGGGAAGCGGCAGCGCAGAAACAACAGGGCGGGGTGCTCGGTGGATGAATTACAAAGCTGTATGGAAGCCACTGCCTGGATCACAGTCTCTGGCTCTGAGTTGCCCGTGCAACGAAATCCTGTTCGAAGGCACTCGCGGCCCGGGAAAGACCGCTGCGCAGTTAGCCAGATTCCGGCGTAATGTCGGCGTGGGCTATGGCTCGTTCTGGCGAGGCGTTATCTTCGACACCGAATATAAAAACCTTGCCGACATCATCACTCAGTCGAAGCGCATGTTTCGCCTGTTTAACGATGGAGCGCGATATCTGTCATCTGCGAGCGAATTGCGATGGGTGTGGCCTACTGGCGAGGAGCTGCTCTTCCGCTTCGGCAAAGAGGCAGACGACTACTGGGATTTCCACGGTCAGGAATTCCCGTTTATCGGCTTTAACGAGCTGACGAAACAGCAGTCTCCAGAGTTCTACGAAATGATGTTCTCCTGCCGCCGCTCATCGTTCAGGCCGGAAAACTACCCGCTGGAGAATGGCAAGTTACTGAGGCCGATCCCGCTGGAGACGTTCAGCACGACCAACCCGTTTGGCATCGGACATACCTGGGTGAAGAAACGCTTCATTGAGCCAGCGCCGCGCGGAACCGTGCAGCGTGACCGGCAAATGGTGTTTAACCCTCAGACAGAACGAGAAGAGGAAATCACGCTGACCCGCGTGGCAATCCACGGATCGTTCAAAGAGAACCCGTACCTCGACCCGCAGTACATCGCTACCCTGATCGCTATTAAAGACCCTAACCGACGCAAAGCGTGGGTAGAGGGCTCCTGGGATGTGACCAGTGGCGGGCGATTCGACCACCTGTGGAATGAATCGCTGCACGTCATTAAGCCGTTCCGCATACCGGATAGTTGGACAGTTGACCGCTCCCATGACTGGGGTGAGTCGAAGCCGTTCTCTAACCTCTGGTGGGCGCAGGCTGATGGTACTGCCGCCGAGCTGCCAGATGGTCGACAGTTCTGCCCGCCGGCAGGTTCGATAATCCTGATCGGCGAGTGGTACGGCTGCCCGCCTGACGAGCTGAACAAAGGCCTGAATATGTCATCCACCAACGTCGCTAAAGGCGTGGCGTGGATTGACAGGCGGCTGGTGGGCGAAGAAGCCGACGAGCCGGAAGAGATTCAAATCGACGGTGTCACGCAGGGCCAGCTTCACATTATGCCGGGCATCTGTAGCGAAGTGATCCCCGGACCAGCTGACGGGGCGATATTCAACACCGGAGATAACGAGTTATCGATCGCTCAGAAGATGGAAGCGCAGGGCGTTACCTGGTTGCCAGCTGATAAGAAGCCTGGCTCCCGTATCAACGGCGCATCTCTTTTTGCGGATATGCTCGAAGCGGTGGTTGAAGGCGTGAAGCTGGAATCAGGTATGCCTGAGAAGCCAGCATTCTACGTTTTTGACTATTGCCGTGGCTGGATAAGCCGAATTCCGGTGCTCGTTCGTGACGATAAAAACCCCGATGACGTCGACACCCAGCAAGAAGACCACGACTGGGATGGAACACGCTATCGCGTACTGCATTCACCACAAAAAATCACCGGCATGTTGGTGCGATCGCGCTGACGGAGGACATCGTGACCGAAAGCGAAATGAAACAACAGCGCGCCAGTAACTCCAGTGTTGAGAGGGAGCGGAATAAAAACCTCTCAATGCTGTTTAACGGCACCAGTAATACCAAACGCCAGCGGCTCTATCAGGAGTTCGGTTACCCACTGCACCTCACTTTTGATGACTTCTACCGGGCGTACCGGAGAAATGCGGTGGCTGGTGCCGCCGTGACGCGCATGCTCGACGGCTGCTGGGAAGACTACCCTGATGTTTACGAAGGCGACCAGACAAAGGACGCATCGAAGCAAACGGCGTGGGATAAGCGTGTCAACAAGCTACTGAAACGCTGCTGGGAGCAGATTAAAGGCGCAGACCGCCGTAACCTGGTAGGGCGCTACTCTGCGATCCTTCTTCAGATTAAAGACAGCAAGAAGTGGTCCGAACCTGTTGACACCACCATTGTGGGAAGGCTTCAGGAAAAGGCACTCGTTAAGCTGGTTCCTGCATGGGAAGCGCAAATCGACCCGGTTAACTGGGACGATAATCCGGACAGTGAAACGTTCGGCGAAGTGACGATGTACTCGTTCACCGAATTGCCGGTTGACGGAAACTTCGACGCCCGCCCGGGCAGAATCATCAACGTCCACCCGGATCGCGTAATCATCCTGGCCGAGGGCTCAGATGATGGCGTTATGACGTCGGGCAAGTCGCTGCTTGAGGCTGGTTTCAACAAGCTGCTTGATATCGAGAAGGTTAGCGGTGGCGCGTCTGAGGGCTTCCTGAAGAACGCCAGTCGCCAGCTCAACTACTCGTTCAGTGAGAAGACGAACTTCTCAGCACTTGCCAAAGCCCTTGGGGTTGCTGAGGGGCAGCTTGCTGAAGCGCTTGATCAGCAGGTCCGTCGCCTTAACGACAGCACCGACAGCGCCAGCTTTATGCAGGCAGGTACCGCCGAGGTGTTGAGTGTGGCAGCAGCTGACCCAGAGCCGACCTGGCGTACCGCGCTGAGCGAGTTCTGCGCGACCGTTCCTATCCCTGTGAAAGAGCTCGTTGGGATGCAGACTGGTGAGCGCGCCAGCACTGAGGACGCCAAAGGTTGGGGGCGCACCAGGATGAGCCGCCGGAAAGGCTTCCTGACCGACGTTATCACCGATGTGGTTTCGCGATTCTGGACGCTTGGCATTATTCCACCGGCTAAGAATGAAGAAATCACCGTGGGATGGTCAGATCTGCTGGCTCCGAGCCAGGCAGAGAAGATTGCCAACATGGACAAGCTAGCCGATGTGGCCGTGAAGTCGACAAACGCGTTTGGACGCTCAGCTATCAGCGAAAACGAAATACGCGCTGCTGGCGAACTGCAACCACTGCCTGAGCTTGATGATGAGGTTCCGCCTGATGGCAACAAACCAAAGCCTGATCCTCTGGCCGACCCTCAGTCAGAAGCCGAAAAGTCCGGTAATACCACGGTCGAAAGTTGACCCCACAATGTCGCGCAAGTCCGTAAGCAGGATGGAGCGCGACATTGAGGATCGGTATTACGCGATAAAGGTGGAGCTGAAAGCCCTCTTCGACCAGCGCCTTATCGGGCGAGAGCGAGAGGCTAACAGCCATAACTGGAGCTTCCTCTGCCACGATAACGGCGCGGATATTCGGCTCTACCAGGTCAACGCCGGCAAGTTCATCTACGACATGTCGGCGCAGGAACTGGCTGATCTGCTAGAGGCGGTGCAGGCTATTCTCGATGACCATCTGCTGGAGGGGGGCGAGCAAAACCTATGGGCGATGGATTACGTCGTTGCAGAAGCGCAGCGCGGCACGCTGGAGGCCTTCAACAACCTCTCGCAGCAGTCGCAGGTGTACGCCAGTCAGACAACGCTACAGCAACTGTTAAGCAGCCCCGGTTATCAAAACCAGATCGCCTCTGCCAGGCTGACAACTTTCAGTGACTGGAAGGCGATCAGCGATGCCGCCAGGGCAGACCTGACAAGCATCATCACCGACGCGGTTGCGCGCGGGGTTAATCCGAGAGAAACGGCCAGCGTCATAAGCAAGCGCCTCGATGTCAGCATGTCGAATGCCAAGACCATAGCTCAGACCGAGCAGGTCGGCGCGCTGCGGCAGGCGCAATGGAACGAAACGGATTGGGCTGCCGACAGGCTGGGGCTGAATACTGGCCTGCTGTGGCTGTCAGCGCTCAAGCCTACGACGCGAACCTGGCACGCCAGCCGCCACGGCAAGGTCTACACCACGGAAGAGGTGCGGGACTTCTACGCTGAGAACGGCAACCGGTACAACTGCTACTGCAGCCAGATTCCGGTGTTGCTCAACGACGACGGCAGCATCTTCAATGAGGGGCTGGCGGATAAGCTTGCAAAAGAGAGAAAAGACTGGGGTAAATAATCAATAAAGTTCATGTTATTTTTGCCGTTATTAATTAACGACTCCTTAATTAAATGGAAAATGACATGCAATCAAAATTTAAAGATATTCGCTTTGATAGAGTGCAGCCAGTCACTAAAGCTAAGCACCGAACGCACATAGCTTTTATGACGATTAACGGTGACACCGAATCAGCATTAATTTCCGAATTAAAGAAACGATACCCCAAGGATGGTATAGAACTAGTAAGCTATAAAAAATAATAACAAGGTCGCCACGGCGGCCTTTTTTTATTGCCTGAAATCCACCAATGAGGACGCTATGTGGCAATTATCCTATGACCTTAACTTCCCAATCCGTGGCTGGGTTTATTCAAAACCTTTAGAAGTGCGCTGGGATAATGGAAGCGTTGAGAATGTGCGTTTATGCCATTTCTTCCCAGTAAAGCCAACTAAGAAGCAACTCCGCCAGGTTCGCAAAAACAAAATCCATTAAGAGGACGCAACGTGAAGCTATCCAGCATCCACGTTGTGGTACAATTGACGTGCGGCTAGACCGGCCAGTCGAAGAGGGTGAACGTAGACACCCCTGCCGCACCCATCATCTACGAAGCCTGCTACGAGGTTTATATGAATAAACAAGAATCATTGATTGATCGCTTCCGTGAAAGTCTCTATTACGATGAATCGTCGCCAAGCTTTCTTAGGTGGCGACACGACAAAATAAACGGCAACGGAAGAGTATTTTCACGGGCAGGAGATTGCGCTGGTTCGCTTAAAAATTCCGGTTACTGGGAAGTTAACTTCGAAGGTCGACTTCGAATGGTGCATAGGGTGATTTTTGCTCTTCACCATGGTGTTTTACCGAGTCAAGTCGATCATAAAGACAGAAACAGAAGCAATAACAACATAGCCAATCTTAGACCTGCCGGCACATCTCAAAACAGGTGGAATGCATCTGTCAGGTCAGACAACACGAGCGGAATTAAAGGCGTTAGCCTGCATAAGCAAAGTGGTAAATGGCGAGCCCAGATATACAAAGACGGCAAGGCTATCCACCTCGGTACATTCCTGACGATGGAGGAGGCAGAGTCGGCTGTCGTGACAGCAAGAAAAACTCTCCATGGTGAGTACAGTTGCAACGGATAGTGAAAAATAGAATTAAATCCTTGAAACCCGCTTAGGCGGGTTTTTTGTTGCCATAACAAAATCAGGAGAGGAGATGAAGCTCTCAAGTATTCACGTAAAAAGCCTCGCCATCAACGCCTCCAACATCTCAACGACCACCATCAACGGCCAGGAACACTACGTCATTCGTGGTGCGGTCCCGATCGTCGATGACATCGTGATGAATGGTGGCCTGTACCCGGCGGAGGAGATTAACAACAGCTACCAGACGATGGAGCGCAAGTTAATGCCGATCGGCCACCCGATGGTGAACGGCAAATACGTCAGCGCCAACGACCCGCAGGCGGTCAACGATTACTACGCCGGGGCATGGGCTCAAAACGTCAGCAAGGCCAACGACAAGGTCGTGATGGACGTTTACGTCAATAAGGCTGTGGCAGACACCAAGCCTGACGGTAAGCGCCTTATTCAGCGCCTGGACGACATGATTTCCGGCAATAACGCCGACCCGATTCATGTCTCTACGGGTCTGCTGCTGAACAAAGAGCAAAAGGCAGGTGAATCGAAACAGAAGAAATACTCCTGGGTCGCTCACAACATGCAGTTCGACCACATCGCGATCCTGCTCGACGAGCCCGGTGCCGGCACGCCGGATGAAGGTGTCGGCATGTTCGTCAACTCTGACGGGCAAGAGGCTGATGTTGAATCGACGAACCTCATCGATGCCGCCAACAGCATGAAAGACGGCTGGTGGAACAAAACCAAGTTTTATTTGAGCAACGCCTCGAATTACTCATTTGATGAAATCTGCGCGGCGCTGCGAAACAAAATGAGCGAGGGTAAGCCTGAAACATATTACTTCTGGCCGGAAGCCGTCTGGCCTGATCGCTTCATTTACGAGGAAAACGGCAAATACCTCCAGCAAAAGTACCTCATTGACGACGATGGCAAGGCTGAACTCGTCGGTGATCCAGTAGAAGTCGTGCGCAAACCAACTGAGTACGAAGTCAAAACCAACGGAGAAACAAACCCGATGAAAGAGAAGATGATCGCCGCGCTCAATGCCGCAGGCGTTAAAACCGAGGGGCTGACCGACGATCAGGTCTGGGATGCCTACAACCAGCAGATGCAGAAGAAAGAGGGGGGCGGCGACCAGGGCCAGGCTCAGATCAACTCTGACGCTATTACTGCCGCAGTGAATCTGGCACTGAAGCCGCTTACCGATGAAATCAGCACGCTGAAATCTCAATTGCAGGCGAACGCAGAAAGCGACCTGAAAACCAAGCGCGATGCGGTTAAAGCGAAATTCTCGTTCATGACTGAAGCAGCGATCAACTCGCTTTCCGGTGAAGCGCTGAACGACATGTACTCACAGTGCCAGACCAGCACTCCGCTGAACCCATCATTCCAACTGGTCAATTCTGAAAATGACCAGTGGAAAGACTACGACCTTAACGCAGGTATGGAAGAGGGGACTAAATAATGGTCGCTAACGTCATCTATCGTGGCCCGGTCGAGCGTGAGCCGGAAACCATCAACCTGCCTGTGGCTTCGGCGCTTAATCCCGGCGTGGCAGTGAAGGTTGCATCAGGCAAGTTGGCAGCCTCCGCTGATACCACCGGCCGCTGGTTCATCCTCGGCAACCGTCGTTTCATCGGTCAGGCAATCACCACCGCATACGCAGCCAATGAAACCGGCGTGGCGTACCGCGTTGAAGGTGAGCAGGAATACAACGTTCGCCTGGCTGCTGCGGCCTATACGGTGGGTCAGGAGCTGACTATCGGTACCGGCGGCGTATTCAAAGCGGCCGCAACCGGCAACCAGGTCGTCGCTACGTTCGACGAAAAAGCAGGGCGCACTCTGGCGGCGGAAGGTTTCGCCGACGTGGTGATCCTCTCCACTCCGTACGCCAAGGCATAAGGAAAACAAGAATGTTAAAGTTTACTCCACAACAGCAGGGACTGATCATCAACGCGCGCCGTCGCTGGGACATGATGCAGCGCAATATGGCTGCACAGCATGGCTTTGCAGTCAACGAAGCTGGCGGTCAGTTCATTGCGTTTGATGATCTCGTCGGTAACGCCTCTGTGCTGCCGAAAGATGTCTGGGGCGAATGGGACCGCTCTGCGATTACCGTTCAGCGCGACGTGCTGTCAGTGTTTAACGACCTGGCCGCCAGCGTTTCCCGCCCGATGGCACTCGGTAAGATCGTTCACTACTTCATGACTCTGTCAGATTCCGGTGATGTAAACATCAGCCTGGATGGCCGCGGCAAGGCGAAGGGCGATCAGCCTGTCATGGATTACGAAGGCACGCCGCTGCCTATCATCGACAGTGAGCTGACTTTCGGCTGGCGCCAGATGCTGGCAGCGCAGACTGAAGGCTACTCTCTGGACAGCGACGCCATCTCCAACCATCAGCGTAAAGTGGCTGAGAAGCTGGAAGACATGGTGCTTAACGGCGATCCAAACATCAACGTCGGGGGCGCGACCATTTACGGCCTGCGCACTGCGCCAAACCGCGCAACCGGCACGCATGGTCTTGACCTGAACGGCGCAACCGGCGCTCAGTGGGTCGGGGCCATCTCCGCGCTGATTGGGCTGCTGCAGTCCAAGAATTTCTACGGCCCGGTAACCATCTACGTGAACTACAAAGACTGGTTCTACGCGTCTGTGAACGACTACGCGGCAAACTATCCGAAGACCATCCTGTCCCGCATCATGGAAATCCCCGGTGTTGCGGCGCTGGTTCCGGCTTCGAAGGTACCGCAAAACGAACTGCTGGGTGTAGTTAAGCGTCCTGACGTTGTGCAGATCCTCAACGGCATGCCGATGACCATGCGCCCGAAAGCTCGCCAGAATCCGGAAGACGATTATGTCTTCTCCGTGCTGGCTGCTGCGGCGCCGCAGTTCAAACACGACGCGAATGGCCAGGCCGGTTACGCCCAGCTGACCAAAGCATAATTCATGGGGCTCAGGCCCCATCTTTTTTACGGAGGCCGTATGGCTGGTAAAGAACAAAAATGGTTGCTCACCCACGACAGCCACGAACTGAAAAAGGGTGAAGTCTACAAAGGCGAGACTCTCCCGCTGTGGCTGGCAGGTAAAGCTATCCCGGTAAGCGACCAGGTCCTGGAAGTGGCGACACCTGCCGACGTGCAAAAGCTGCAGGCTGACCTCGACGAGGCCAATGGCAAAGTTGAGTCGCTGACCGCTGACAACGCAAAGCTGCAGGCTGACCTCGACGAGGCTCAGAAACAAATCGACGAGCTGAAGAAAAAGGCGAAATAACCATGGCTGACCCAATCACAGCGGCAGACGTGCAGGCGTTCCTCGGTGAATTGGGTTACTCAGGCGAGGATAAAATATGGCTGTATTGCAGATAACGGCGGCGCAGGTAAAACAGCAGTTGTCTGCGCTCGGCTATACCACCGTCCCTGACTTCATGATCGACGCCTACCTGTGCAAGATGGCGAAGATCGAACCCTGTCTGATTGCGGCCGGTTACGACGATTGCGATCTGGTGCTGATTCAGGTCTACGCTGTCACGCTGATGGCCCTGACGGCCTATACGCAGCGGATTAAGTCGCAGGGCGCTCCGTCCGGTGCCTCTCGCTCGTTTGACTACAGCGACAGCGTACTCAACATGCGTGACGCTCTGCTGGAGCTGGATACGTCTGGCTGCACGTCAGATTTACCAATCGATGTCGGGCAGAAAGTTGGGTTGTTCCTCGTTGTTGGTGGGTGCTGAAAGCGGTAAAATGAGTAAGCGGCTAGACCGGCCAGTCGAAAAGGAGGAACACAGACCTCCCTGCCGCACCACATCATCTGTGAAGCCTACTGTGAGGTTTACATGAATTCATCAAAACAAATTGATGTCAATTTTCTCCGTGAATGCTTCTCCTATGACGCCGACACGGGGAATATATATTGGAAGTCCCGCCCAAGCAGTCATTTCAAAAATGAGTCATCCCGTCAAAACTGGAATAATCGGCACGCGGGTAAAAAGGCTGGTGCTGTTGATGCGAAAGGGTATCGAGTTATTAAGCTTCTAGGAACGCCACATAAGGCCCATAGAATAATTTGGGCATTATCGCGCGGCCAGTACCCTGAAGGTTTCATCGATCACATCAACGGAATCACTGATGACAATCGGCTTGGCAACCTCCGCGTAGTAGATTTTGTCACCAATGCGCAAAACTCGAAAACCGCAAAAAACAACACAAGCGGCTCTCAAGGTGTTTGGCTGGACAAAGAAACTGGTAAGTGGAGAGCTTCCATTGTCCACTTAGGTCAAAGAGTCAGCCTTGGGTCGCATTTGACGCGCGAAGATGCCAATGAGGCGAGGAAGAGGGCTGAGCGAGATTATTGTTACCATCCAAATCACGGCAGAATGTAAGCCGTCGCATTAGCAATCAGGCCACCTCAGGGTGGCTTTTTTATTGGGCGCAATTCATGAACTGGAAATCCGTCAAGCATGGCCTACCGCGTTCATTCACCCGCGTCTGGGTGATGACCGACACCGGGCGGGAGACTACCGGCTACGTTAAATCGGACGGCGAGTGGTTCATTAACTGCCCGCGCATCCGGGCGACTGGCGCGAAAGTGCTGCGCTGGAAGGAGGGCTGATGTCATCGGTAGCGAACTGGTCATACACAGCCACGGCGACCATCTGGCGCAAGCTGGAAGGTAATGACGAATACGGTGACCCGCTGGGCTATGCCGAACCTGAGCAAATCCTCTGTGATTACGAGGGCGGGCTCAGTAAGAAGTTAGCCAGCCTGGGCGCTGAAATCGTCGTCAAGAACACCGTTTGGACAGAGTTCGCGCTGGCGGCCGCTGGTGATTATCTGCTGATTGGCGTTTCGACCGAGGCTGACCCGGTTGTGGCGGGCGCTGACGAGGTGCGGCAGGTTATCCGTTATGCCGATACGTTCGAGCGCCTGACGGATGATTACGCCATCCTGACCGGAGTGTAGCCATGGGTATCAAAGTGAAGGGCATCAGCCAGGCGAAGAAGCATCTGAACGATGTCATCAACGACGTTAAGGGACGAAAGGTAATCCGCGCGCTGCAGTCGGCGATGATTCTCATCGGTGCGCGGGCGGCCTATTACACCCCGATCGACACCTCCACGCTGATTAATAGCCAATTTCGGGAGATCGACGCTGGCGGAGTATTCATTACCGGGCGCATCGGCTACTCAGCGAACTATGCCGCGTATGTTCATGAGGCGTCAGGTAAGCTGAAAGGCCAGCCGCGCGCACACTTCGGCGTGACCAGCAACCGATCTGAGTTCGGTCCGCAGAAACCGAAAGAGTTCGGCGGCGGCACCGGAAAGGGCAACTACTGGGATCCGCATGGTGAACCGCAATTCCTGACCAAAGGCGCGAATGACGAGCGCGATAACGTTGACGCGGTGATGCGCAAGGAGCTTTCGCTATGACACCCATGATGTACGAGCGGGTGCGCAACATGTTCGGCGACGCCGGGCTAACTAACGGATTCACGGTGCAGCAGCTGATGTACGACGACCCGGGAGACTTGTCGAAGGCGATCATGGTGTTCAGGCCTAACGGCGGGTCGAATATTCGGACTGACCTCGGCTCTGAGTATCACGTCCTGGTTGATGTCGTAGGCGCGAAGGACAAGCGCAAAGACGCTCTTAGCGCCGTGCAGCGCATCGTCGATTATGTCCAGGCTAACCCCATGGCTGACGAGTGTGTCGGCTACATCCAGAACATGGGCGCAATTCCAGCGCCAGTGCTCACAGAAGAAGGGCGAATAGTCTTCCGACTCCAATTCGCCTGCACTTACGGCGAATAGCCATCCCAACCAAATAACCCGCTCCGGCGGGTTTTCTTTTATACGTCAAAGAGGAGTTTCACATGGCTAATTGCCAGAACTCGAACGAGCGCCTGTTCGGCGGTGCGGTCGTGCTGGAAGTCGCCGATGGCTGCCCGGATGTCAAACCACTTGAGTCTGAGTGGAAGTCTCTGGCTGCAGGAACGTCTAAAGGCTTCGACTTCAACCCTAACACGGTTACCTCTGATGCGGATGACGGCGGCGGTTATGTCGAAACCATCATCACCAACAGTGATCTCACCTTCAGCTTTGAAGGTGAAGTGCGCAAAAAAGATAAGCTGGATCAGTACGGTGTCGGCAAGTTCATCAAGTATTTCTCAGGTGAGCTGAAGGCCAAGCGTCAGACAGGTATCTGGGTGCGAATGGAATATGGCCCCGTCGAATTTATCGGCTACATGAACATCACTGCACTGAGCTCTGACGGTGGTACCAACGATATCGTCACGTTCTCTACTGAGTTCAAAGTCGGTGATGCCAGCACCATCGAGGTGAACGAGATCAGCGATGTAGCAGTGACTGGCGTGACGGTAACCCCGACAACCAGCACTGGCGCTGCGGGCGGAACCAGCACCTTCACGGTGAACATCGCTCCAACCGGCGCTACCAACAAAGACTTCACTGTAGCGACTACCGACGCGACCAAAGCAACTGCCACCGCCTCCGGCAACACCGTTACCGTGACGCGTGTTGCCACCGGCAGCGCGCAGATCATCATCAACACCGAAGACGGCAACTTTGTGGCCGTGCATACGGTTACCGTTACCTAACGGACATTCCAAAGGGCGGCGTGCTGCCCTTGATAATGACCGTTTACTGGAAGGCTTATGACCGCTTTAACCGATATTGGCGAACTCTCGATCAGCGACAGCCGCGAAGGTGGTAAAGATTACCTGCTGCGGCCTTCATTCGAGGCTATGACGAGGATCGGCACTCCGGAAGAGATTGTGCAGGCGTACGCCACCATACACGGCAATGATGTCGCTCAGCTGATTGAGGTGTGCGCAGGCGCGCTGGGACGATTTCCTGAATGGCTGGCCCCATCATTCAACCGCGCCGCTGAGAAGCTGTTATCAACGTGCATGCTGGTGCTGCAGGCGTGCTGCGATGACGATCTGACGCCAATGATTGGCGAGTGGAAGGGTTGGCGACACTGCGTTGTATATCGACCCGGCCAGATGCCGAAGAACGACATCATCGTGCTGGCGCAGCATCTCATGCAGCACGGTGTCGTCGGCAAAGCTAAGGTCCGCCAACTGCAGCGCCACGAGACAGGCGAACGCACCACAGAGTTTAAAGCCTTCGACTATATCAGCGCGGCACGTAGTCACTTCGGCATGAACCGCGACGAAGCCTCTCAGTTAACGATGACCGAATTCCAGATGCTGCTGGCGGCGAAATACCCTGACCAGAAAGGCTTCACTCGCGAAGAGTACGACAGTATCGCCGACGAATACCTTGCTAAACAGGCCGCACGCAGGGCAAAAGCAAAGCAATAACCGGAGAATGACATGGCAGGTGAGAAGAACGCCGGTAGCATCGTTTATGAAATCAGCGCCGACGTTGAGCCGCTGCTGCAGGGCGGGAAACAGGCCATTGATGCTCTGGATAAACTGGATGCTGCAGCCCAGCAGTCCGGCAAGGGAATGGATAACCTCGACCAGAGTACGTCTCAAACTGGATCCGCGTTTACTGAACTGGCCGGTTATGCCAACTCCATGGACAACCAGCTGCGCAAGCTGAACACCAACGTGAGCGGCATAGCCCGCGCTATGGAAGAGGCCCGCAGCGGTACCGGCGGTGCGAGCAACGAATTCAGCCGTGCAGAATCAATCATCGAGGCGCTGGGTAACCAGTTGGCGGTGCTGGACGAAGCGCAAGAAAATGGCGCGCGTAGTGCCGCAGTTCTGGCTGCGCAGTTGCGTGCCGGGTCGAAAGCGACAGACGAAGAAAAGCAGAAGATCGGCGAGCTTACTGGTCGCCTGTATGACATGAAGACTGGCGTTGAAAATGGCGCAAAAGGCACTGGCAGCTGGAAGTCCAGTATGCAGCAGGCAGGGTACCAGGTTCAGGACTTCATTATCCAGGTGCAGGGTGGACAATCCGCTCTGGTGGCTTTCGCGCAGCAGGGGTCACAGCTTGCTGGTGCGTTCGGCCCTGGTGGTGCGATTGTCGGTTCAATCATTGCGCTGAGCTCGGTTCTTGCTGGTGTTCTTATCACCTCGCTTAATGGCGGTAAAAACGCCATGGAAGCTCTGAAAGATGCAGCTGAAGCGATGGATAAGGTCATTACCGTCTCTCAGAATGGTGTGGCCGCCCTGTCAGATAAGTACGCCAACCTGGCAAGAACCAACGCAGAGGCAGCAACCATCCTGAGAAATCAGGCAATGATTGAGTACAACGCTGCTATAGCGAAGATCCCTAAATCAATTAACGATGCCTCCAGCTCCATTGTTGGCTTTACCGACAAGCTGAGAACCTCTTTCGTTGGTGGCATTGCGTCGATTGATGAATTCAACAAAAACCTTTCGACAGTCGGTGTAACAGCTGACACCTACTCTGCAGCAATGGAGCAGGCAAGGAACGCCGGGGCGAAATTCACCGTTAACGCTAACGCGATCCAGAACACTGTTACCACACTTGCGGATAAATTTGGTATATCGGAGCAGCGAGCATTCGAGTTAAGCAAGCAGCTTTCTGATGTAGCCAATAATCCATCACCTCAGGCACTTCAAAAGCTCGTTCTTGAACTTCAGAACACAGAAAGTTCGACAAAGTCGGGAACGGAAGCTGTTATTGCATTTTTGAGACCGCTGACGGAGTTGGTTGCTGTTGCTGGACAGGCCGCAATCAGCACGGCCAGCATGAGAAAGGAGATCGATAACCTTACCGCTGGCCAGAAGAACCTGATCAAGCAATCCGAGCGAAACCTTGCCCTTTCGAAACTGCAAGGTGAGGCCCGCGCGAGGCTGCAGGCGCAATACGCTGCCGAAGATGCCGGGTTTGCGAAAGATGATCCGCACACCAAGCAGATGGAAGATGACGCTGCTGCTACGTATAAAAATACGCAGGCGCAGAAGACACTTAAAACAGAGCAGAGTAAGGGCGCTTCACAGGCGGAGAGAAACGCAAAGGTTCTGGAGGAATATCGGCAAAAGGCAAACCTCTCAGCTGACTCGACTGCGGATCTCTCTCGGGAACAGGCCATTCTTGCCGCTCGACAGAAGCTTACCAATCCGACACCTCAACAGATCGCTCAGGTAGAGCGTGATGCGGCGGCTGCGTGGGATAAGGCTGCAGCTCTAAAAGCACAGAATGCAGTGCCCACTCTCAAGGAGAGTGCCAATTACGCAGCGCAGAAGAAAGCTCTTGAGAGTTTGAAGGGTCAGAAGGATGCTAACGGTCAGCTAATCCTATCTCAAGAGCAATACAACCAGGCATCTGAAAAGCTTGAGCAAGACCATCAGGTCGCGCTTGCCAAAATCAGAGCTCAACAGGTTGTAACCCCGCAGCAGTCAGCTCAAGGTGAGGTAGATCCGGTTCAGAGGCTTGCTAACCAGCACGCTCAGGAGTTGGCGTTAATCCAGCAGTTTGAAACGCAAAAGGGCCAGATTACTCAGCGTGGTCTCGAACTGATGAATGCTGCCAATACTGAATATGAGCAGGCGCGAATCGCTGCCCAGTGGGAGATTTTCCGAAACCAGAGCATGGGTAATGAGTTGCTGGCCGCCAGCTTTGACTCTCTCGCAGGGAATGCATCCAACGCCTTAACCGGCATCATCACCGGGAGCATGTCGGCGCAGGAGGCTATGCAATCTCTCGCCAGCAACGCCCTGAATAGCCTGATTAACGGCTTCGTTCAGATGGGCGTTGAGTGGGTGAAATCTGCCGTCATGGGTGCTGCTGCACAAACCTCTGCGATTGCAACCACTACTGCGGCGCAAACGGCCAGCCTTGCCACTACTACCGCCGCCAGCACAGCTTCAGCCGCCACAACTACTGCTGCATGGACGCCAGCAGCGCTTGTAGCCTCTATCGGCTCATTCGGCGGTGCTGTGGCGATAGGTCTTGGGGCCCTGGTGGCCGCCATGGCTGTTGGAAAGGGACTGTCTGGGAAGCGCAAGAATGGCGGACCGGTATCTGCAGGATCAATGTACCAGGTCGGAGAGGGCGGTATGCCGGAGATTTACCGGGCGAGTACCGGTAAGCAGTACATGATTCCAGGGGATAATGGACGGGTCATCAGCAATAAGGATATGTCTTCAGCTGGACCTGGAAGCGGTGGCGTCGTGGTTAACGTGAATAACTACACCGGCGCTGACGTTCAGGCCAGGACAAGGAATGATAATGGAAATCAGGTGGTCGATCTTTTCATTCAGGACGTAGAGACTGGCGGGCCCATGTCATCAACGCTGGAATCAACATACGGACTTTCACGCCAGGCAAACGGAGACTACTAATGGCAGATGTAAAATACCCGCCATTCCTGCCGCTTCCTCAGCGTGCAAACATGAACATGACACAGGATACCAGCTTCAGGCAAAGCAATCCTGCAGTTGGTCCTGCGGTATTCACCCCGTTAACCACTGACCTGAAAACAACCTGGAATCTTAACTGGATTTTCACCCTTGCTGAAGCCGAGCGTTTCAAGTCATGGCTCCGGTCGCCAACATATTGTAATCGTGGGCAGGTATGGTTCGACATCCCTGTTGATTTGGGCGATACCCAGGGCGTGCAGGTACAGGAGGTTCACTTCATCACAATGCCGGTGCAGACCAGCAAGAATGGAAACACTGTCACTTGGACGGCGGACATCATCTGTAATTTCATGAATGATATTACTGAAGACTACGACGACTGGATTGTTGGAGCCCAGCCAGGCGCGGGTTACTGGTATGACTTAATCGTTACGGAGATCCTTCCAGATGCCAACACTCCGTGAATGGAAAGAGCGCAGGCCGGCGTCAGACCTTAAGCAAACTGTTGTCTTTTCACATTCTGCATTCGGTACTGACAGGCTGGTAAATAACCTGTTCGAACCCGCCACATTTAACGGTCAGGTATACCAGCCAACCCGGTTCGATTTCTCCGAACCTGCACAGGATGGAACAACCACGCTCAATGCAACGATTACTTTCGCTTCGCTATCTCAGGACATAAAGCAACGATTAAAATTGTGGCGCGGCCCAGCCCGCATGGAGCCGATCCTTTTCCGCTACGACATCTGGGAAAACATAGGCGACACAGCACCCCTTAAGACGTATTCAATGTATGTACGTGATGTGGCAGCCGCCGCTGAAAACGTCTCTGTCACGGTGGGAATGACAAACCCCCTTACCGTGGCCACAAGCATTATCTATACCGTCGAACTGTATCCCGGTCTGAGTAATATCTGATGAATAAACTTGAATTTATCCGGAAGGTTAATTCACTTCCGTGGGCTGAGCGTGCGTGTAGTTTTGATGCTGTGGACTGCTGGGGATTAGTCGTTCTTTACTTTCGCCATGTATCAGGAATCGAAATACATCAGACGCCGGATTACGAGGCTGGTGAAGATTTCATCACATGCTACGAAGGCGATCGAATTTTCTGGAGAGCTGGTTCTCGTGAGGAGGGGAACATTGCTGTGTTCTATCGAGGAGAGTTGCCAGATCATGTCGGTATCGTGATCGGGAGTAATCGCTGTCTACATTCCCGCGGGAAAGGTGAGGGCGTTCGGATTGACCCTCTTCCTGTACTTGAAAGAGCATTCACGAAAACGGAGTTCCTGCAGTATGGCGACATTTGAAATCCAGCGTCTACCAGGCGCTCAAAAACAACGCGGGCTAATTGAGCCTGGTCAGCGTATGGTTGACTGGCTGAATGGTCAGAAGCTGCATAATTCGGTAATCGTGAAGCTCAACGGCAAAGAGTTAGGTGACGATTTTGATATTAGTTACCGATTCAAGGCAGATGATCACCTTTCAGTGTTTGACCAGCCTCAGAACATGGGTGGCATTAAAGACCTGATTAAGCTTTCTGCACCATGGGAAGCACTCAATCCTATTAAGCTGACCAAGAAGGCCATGGCAGCGCTGCAGAAGACACTTGTAGGAGACATTAAGAAAACCCCATCAGTCGCAACTGGCGAGTCTCCAAACAACGATTTAACCGGACAGACAAACGTTGCCAGGCTGTATAAGGGGCGCCCTAATATTTACGGGCAAGTGCGCTCTTACCCAGACCTTATCCAGGAATCACTTTTCGAGTACATCGATAACAAGAAATTCGTTACTGAATTCATGGAAGTTGGCTATGGACGCTATGACATCTCATCTGTCAGATACTCTGAGTCATCTTTCACTGCAATGGCTGGCGCCAGTTATCAGATTTACCAACCTGGACAGTTGATCGGCACGATTAACGAAGGATATGCGTTTGATGATGTCGACGGGCAAGAACTTCCCGGTCTGAATGAAGATACCGGCGCTATCAAACAGCAGGCCACGACAAACAGCATCGTCCAGGGCACGTATGCCGGTGGGCAGATTTCAGTAAAAATCGTCAAAAACTCCGCATTCGATTATTTCTTCGATGCAGTAAAGCCTCTGTCAGTAACATTCGTAATCAACGTCACCTACGCCACTGCATCAGGTTCAGTTACGAAAAATATTACCGTTACTGGCCAACTCATTAGTGCCACCCTGACCAATGATGGCGCGGTGATAAACCCTGTTCAGTGGTATACGTTTGTCTTTAGCGATCTGGGTGGCAATGACATCATCGAGACGCCAGCAAACGCCACTATTAACACGACATACTTCCAGATTACAGAATATGAAGGGACTATCGTCGGCCCGTTCTTCTCTGCTGTTGAATCAACTTACCTCTGGTTCCATCTGTCCGGGAACATCGGGGGAGGGAAAAATAACCCGGTTATCATAACCTGGTGGAAAGTCGACGACGACAACAACATCGTACCGGGTACACAGGAGACAATGCGGGTAATTATCAGTAATACCAGCAGCAGTCAGGATTATGTCTACTACACGTTTAAAGTCACGCCAGCGGCAGGCAAGGCTCGTTATGCATTCACGTTGAAGCGTGACAATAACTCAAACTCCAGTTCAGCACTGTATGTCCTGGCTGCTCACGCAATTAACGTCAGGACGAATGTTGTCTATCCCGATGACACGCTGGTTAAGCTGACCGTGCAGGAAACTGAGTTCGCTTCAGGAAGCAAAGACAGGAAATACAACCTTCTTGCCCAGCGCCAGGTCATCTCATACAACCGAACTACTGGTGCAGTTGACTCCACGCTGCGGTCATCGCGTTCGTTTGCCGATGCTGTTCTGCATGAGTGGGTTGTTGTCGCTAAACAGGACGTGAATCGCCTGGACCTTCCAACGCTATATGCCATCGCTGACAGCATTTCAGATCCGCAGCTAAGTTTCTTCGATTACACCTTCTCAGACTCGAAACAGTCTCTCGGTGAGCGTATTCAGGTCATCTGTAACGCTGCTCGCGTAGACATCAACTGGATCGGCGACATGCTGACGTTCTGGCGTGACGAGAAGGTGGACGTGCCGGCCGCTGTTTTTGGACGCAGCAACATGTTCTGGGATGGGTTCAAAATTGGCTATTCCATGAGCCTGCCAAACGGATATGACGGCATCACTCTGGATTATGTCGATCCACGCACGAATAAGAAGGCATATATCTACCTGCAGGTTAGTAGCTCCGGAATTAGCGAGGTAACTACTCAGACCGAAAATTCCATGACTGTAAGCTTGTCTGGCTGTCGTAATATTATTCAAGCGCGCAATCGAGCATGGCTGGAAGCCAACAGGCTGGTTCAGTCACGCATGAGCATGACGGTAAAAGTTTTCGAAACGACACAGGTTGTACGTGGCGCGGTGGTGCAGTGCCCAGATATGTACGACAACGACCAACAGACAGGATATCTTACCGGACGCTCCGGAGATGTTTTTTCCACCTCTGAACGGCTGGAGTTTTCCGGCGATATGTGGGTCGTTATGACTGACAGTCTCGGCAACTTCCATGGGCGTTACCGTGCTTATGCAGTCAATGGCAATCAAAAAGCATTCACAGCTGCTGCTGAAGCATTCGACCTGAATATCTACGATGGGAGGACTGTACAAACACCATCGCGGTATTTCATGTCCAGCAGTGAAGAACTCAATTCCACACTCTGGCGCGTGGAGTCATCGAAACCAAACGGGGATGATACGCAAACGCTTTCTCTCGTTGAATATACCGACTACATCTACATGAACGACTAACCAGCATATTAACAACCGGCTTCGGGTATATCCCGAGGCGTCTTCACGTCTAAAAGAGAGAAAAATGGCCGATTCATACGCAAACATCCCGGTTCCAACGCCGACGCAAAACCCTGTACCAAGCTCTGATATTCGTGATCATGTATTCGGTGGCGCGAAAATTGACGAGTTTGTCACCTCTATGGGTTGGACTTATACCGACAGATTCGGTGTACAGCATTACACCATAGAGGGACTTCGCTGGCTTGCGCAGCAAGCGATAGCGGGATTCGGTTATATCACGATCGACAGCTTCGAAGATGGCAACACGCTTACTCTTCCTAACCAAGTTCTGCGCCTGGAGGCTACTGGTGAATATTACCGATGGGATGGCCTGCTTCCAAAGAATGTACCGGCATCATCCACTCCAGAATCAACGGGCGGTATTGGTCCTGGTGCCTGGCTGAGCGTTGGGTATGCTGCACTGAAGCAACAATTAGCCAGCGCTGCAGATGGAATGGGTGACAACTTAGTAACAGTTAAGCAACCATTCACAGGCTCAAAAGCGACAACGGTTCACCAAAAAATGCGAGAAATCATTGCGATCAATGATGGCTCGTCTTCCGGTGCTGAGCCTGATGGCGTCACTGATTGCTCATCTGCATTGTTAGGGCTTGTAGCCACTGTAAACCCTGTTGTGCGTCTGCCCTTCATCCCAGGTACGGCAAATGTTTACTACTTTTCAACCTTTGATCCTGATGCATTGCAGGGCGTGACATTCGATGTGGACAGAGGCGTGAAGTTATCCGTGCCAAACGACTGGTTGGCAGGAAAGGCTTCAGCATTAAACATAAAGTTTTCAAGAGCAACACAGTTCATCTTCCGCAGCCTTAAAACTGAATATACGGTTTCTCCGGGAAACAATGAGCCCTACGTATCAAAGACTACGTTCTTAGAAGAACCAAGCTTTGACGTTTCATCTGTTACCAATATCAACGTACTGACAGACACCACCCCAGTTAAGGTAGCTTGGCCCACCGGTGACGTATGGACATCTGACTCTTATATTGCGAGCGCTGCGGACTATGGACAGCTTGCGGTTGGCTCTGGAGATGATGGTTTTCATATTGGTGCTATCAGTATTTCCCCGGGCGACGAAATCAGCACCACGATGTATATAACAAACACACCGCAATTATGTGCAATTGTGAGACATACCGGAGGTTACTCTGGCGTGTACGCATCTTCTGCACAGTCTGGAGCCACAATATTTGCATTCGAAAAAAGGCAGGGATTGACAGGAACCTCATCTGCTGTGCCTTTCCCAATGCTGACAGACCACGCATCCTATAGCCCGGTAAATTGTGAGTGGAAAATTCGCATCAATAGCTTCTCTAGCTTTGATGTCATGCTTAATGGCTTCGTTGTTACAACTATAACAACCAATGGATATATCATTGACGCTGGTTTTGGAGGTTATTTCAATTCCTGGACATCAAACCCAGCTGTCAGATTCATTAACCCTGTAAAAATAAAAAATAATAGCTATAGCAGAAACTCGTTTATGGCCATAAAAGTCTTTGGTGACTCAATATCCGCCAACCGAGTTGATTGTTGGCCTCACTACCTTAAAAGAGAGCTTGAATTTGCGGAAGGGGTGAGAGCATGGAGCATTATAAACAAAGCTGTACCTGGCGACACATCTGCCGGCCAGTTGTCGATCATGCAAACTGATGGGGTTGCAGACGCCAATATTGTTGTCATTGCTGTTGGCACCAACGACGCTCAAGGGATGATTGATATAGACCAATATAAGTCAAACCTTGCTGCAATGGTCAACATCTGCCAATCCGCTGGCAAGCCAGTCATACTTGTTAAGTTTGGATTGTGGTATCCGCAGGCTCTAGCAGGCGCAGGTGTAGGGCAAAACACAGGGAACTATCAGTTCGCAGCAAGGTATCGATCTGTCGTTTCGCGTGTGGCAGCAGAGAAAGGCGTGAAGCTTGTAGAGCTCACAGATTGCGAGGGGCCATTAACCGCTTACTATGTAAATCCATCGCTTGCGGTAAATATGGTTGGTAAAGGCGACGGCGTAGTCCATGACAACATTCATCCGACAAGCATGGCAACCATGCTGATCGCGAGGAAAATCGCCCGCGCAATCATGGGTTTTTTTGTAGTAAACAGAGGAAAGAATTCAAGCGGAATGTCGCCAATTGTCAGCGTAAACAACTGGCTAATTAATACTACTGACCGACCTGTCCGCATGGATGTTTCAAAGTCTGGCTCTGTAAGCCTGTCGGGGATTATATTCAAGTCAACCGGCAGCGTTGCTGCAGGAACCCAGATAGCGCAGATACCAAAAAACATGGCGCCGCCGTTTGAGATGCAGTTCCCTGTTTACTCTGATACGACTGGAGTGAGCTTACAGGTACTCCCCACAGGAGAAATAAAGGTATATGGCGCAACAACATCAACAAACTTCGTTGGCGTGTCTGGTTTGACTTGGGTTATCAAGCAATGATATGAAAAAGGCCGCTACAGCGGCCTTTTCTATTACGCAACCTTTTCATCAACAGGCAGCTGTATAGTTTTAGGTTTTAAAATTCCATTGATGAATTTAATTGAAGGCTTTTCAATTAAAACATAGCTCGTGTAACCAACAGCTATTCCGCATAATGCCCAAATCGCAAGACTTAATGCGTGAGGTAGTTGCTGTAAAAGCCCTGAGTGCTCGAACCATGCTAGCATAGTCTGGAACGTAAGTTGATGCCATAGATATAAGGAGAAGGAAATATTACCAAGGAAAAGAAGTGGTTTGCCAAAGTTAAATCTTTTTTCCCTCTCAGAAACTACTGCACCATAAATCATCATGGCTGAAGGCAAGGTAAGGGTAAGCGTTCTGTTCCATGGATCCCAGTTTGCAAGATTTATGTTTACACAGCACATAACAGCAAAAAGAATTCCACCGGCAATAAGAATTTCTTTACCAAATCTTGTTTCAAATTTTGTGCAGATAAAAGCAACGACGCAACCAGAGCAGAACTGCAAAATTTGTGGGCTAAGCGGGACATATCCAGCCAAATTTTTATTATAAGTATTTGAAACAGCTATCAATACAATCTCAATAAAGATCCAGATAAACAAACAATGCCAAAACTTTTTCCCTGACAATACCAATATGGCGAGAACTACATAGAAAAACATCTCATATACCAGCGTCCACGCCACCATCACTTTATAATTATATGTATATGTGAGCGTAAGCAGAGAGAGTTCTGATGCTTTTGGCAGCCAGTCAGGCGCTAGCCATACATACGGAAGGAGTAAAGATGCAAAGGCAAATACTATCCAGTAAGCTGGGTAGATTCTAAATATCCTCTTAAGCATAAAAGTTAAAGATGAGCTTTTAGTGTTAGCTGAACCTGCGGATTTTGCAGCAGCAAGCGTGACAACGAAACCTGATATGACAAAGAATATGTCTACGCCACCGGGACCAAAAACATAAACTCCTTTCTCAAGCCAACCCGGAGCCATTCCTGGTTTTGTGCTTAAAAGATGAACTATAAAAACAATAAGAGATGCTATGCCTCGCATTGCTTGGATGTTATTAAAGAACATTAATGATCCTTCCGTGAAATTTTGCTAACAATCATATTAATTGTTTTTTTTGTATCAGGCATATATTCATACTCAGCCTGAAGCCAGATACCTAGATATACAATATCTAAAATAACTCCTGTCAT